GATATTAAAAAATCTGTGGCTATTACTCAATCCTATAAAGCGACACAGAAAGAACACGAAGCATTTTACTTCGAAGACAAGCCAGAAAAAGTTCGATACTATGTTCGAAAGTATTGTTTCTGATGAATATCTTTGTAACTTCTCCCTGGCCTGCTGAAAGTGCCGTCTGTCTCCCTGACAAACATATTGTCAAAATGCCACTGGAGTGTTGTCAAATGCTTTCCATTGTGGCATCTGAAAAGTGGGGTCATAACTACGGCACTCTGCCTAAGACTGACGGCACTCCCTACAGAACTGAAAAAGGTGCGTTTCGTAATCATCCTTGTACTAAATGGGCAGCAGAAAGTATTAATAATGCCTATTGGTTAATTAAACATGGAATGAACTTATGTGATGAATTTCATCTACGTTACGGAAAACCTCATTCGTGCTATAATACTTTACTTCAAGCATACTACCTTTTTCCTAAGGGAAAAATCACTGATGTAACACCATTTGCCCGTGCAATGCCTGATGAGTTTAAACTGGACACAACTATTGACACTTTTACTGCTTACAAGATGTACGTTAGCAGCAAACCTTGGGTGAAGGGCAACTACCTCCGTATGCCTGAAAGACGCCCAGAATGGATAGTATAAATACTGATGCCTGGTTTGTTCGCACTTTTCAGGTGGGAGAGTAGAAATGCTCTCCCTTATAAATAGTAATGCGAACAAACAACAGAGCAGAAATGTATTACACTTACGCCTATTTGCGTGAAGATGGAACTCCTTATTATACTTATTATATTGGTAAAGGTAGTGGTAAGAGAGTTTATAGCAAAATCCGTAGTGTTTCTATACCACCAAAAGATAGAATTCTAATACTAAAGAAAGATTTGACTGAAGACAAGGCATTTCAACACGAAAAGTATATGATTGCTGTATTTGGAAGAAAAGATTTAGGAACTGGTATTCTTCATAATAAAACTGATGGTGGTGAAGGAGTTTCGGGGCACATTTATACTGAAGAACAAAAACAAAAAATAACCCAAAGTAAATTAGGAAAAAACTTTGGTATGGTTGGTAAAAATCATCATATGTATGGGAAAAAACACACTCCCGAAGCACGAAAGAAAATGAGTGAAAAGGTTAGTGCGGAAAAACATCCTATGTATGGTAAAAAAGGAAAGGAACACCATTCTTATGGATATAGACATACTGAAGAAGTGAGAAACCAAATGAGTGAAATCAGTAGGATTAGGAATGCTAATAGAAGGTGGTGGAATAATGGATTACAAAACAAATTTGTGGTAGAATGTCCTGGACCCGAATGGATGTGTGGAAGATTGAAACCAAAACAATCAAAAGGGCACTAACACTTTTTTGTCTAAAGGATTGTTGTTTATCACCTAACTTTGGATTATGCTTGATTATTTTTATTTGTGAAAAATTATGACTGACGAACAGATTTTTGAACTTGCTTCCAAATACCTTGAACTTCAACCCATTCACGGGGATGAAAGTGTCTGGGATGAATGGAGTGGAAAACCAGAAGACATTTTGAAGTTTGCCCGAGAAATGTATGAAAAGGGGTTTGGTGATGGTTGGAAAGATTGTAAAGTTTCTTTTGGAATTGGAAAGTACTAAATTATGACGAGTGAATTCTTATTCTGCGAAAAATACCGTCCTCAAGTAATTGATGATTGTATTCTCCCTGATGATACTAAAAAAACATTTAAGGAGTTTGTAGAGAAGGGTGAGATTCCAAATCTCCTTCTTGCAGGACCTCCTGGTATTGGTAAAACTACAATTGCAAAAGCATTGTGTAATGAATTGGAGGCAGACTATTATGTCATCAATGGATCCGACGAAGGGCGTTTCCTGGATACTGTACGGAACCAAGCAAAGAACTTTGCTTCGACCGTCTCACTTACAGGATCTTCTAAACACAAAGTCATCATCATCGATGAGGCAGATAACACGGGCAACGACGTTCAACTCTTACTACGGGCAAATATTGAGGCATTTTATAACAACTGTCGCTTCATTTTTACCTGCAACTATAAGAACAAGATTATTGAACCCCTTCACTCCCGTTGTGCTGTTATTGACTTTACAATCAAGGGAAAACAAAAAGTTCAACTTGCAGGCAGTTTCTTTCAACGACTTCAGACAATTCTAGACCAGGAGAAAATTGAATATGATCAAAAAGTTGTTGCGGAACTTGTTACGAAGCATTTTCCCGATTTCAGGCGTGTTCTTAACGAATGTCAAAGGTATTCTACGGGAGGAAAAATTGATGCGGGCATTCTTGCATCTTTCTCAGACATCTCTGTAAATGAACTAATCAAAAACCTCAAAGATAAGAATTTTCCTGAAGTACGCAAGTGGGTAGTATCCAATCTAGATAATGATACTACTAGTCTACTTCGTAGGGTTTATGATGCATGTTATGATTGTTTGACCCCACAGACTATTCCTGCTGCTGTGCTTGTGCTTGCTAAGTATCAGTATCAGGGGGCTTTTGTAGCAGACCAAGAAATCAATATGCTTGCTTGTCTAACTGAAATAATGGTTGAATGCGAATTTCGTTAGGGTTTGTATTTTTCTAACTTGGAACCATAAGTCGTTATTAGGTAATAACTATCTCCAGTTATTTTCATACATTCCTTAATTGAATTGTATTCTTTTCCTTTGTATTTTATTTTCCAAACTTTTCCATATGATTTTCCTTTTCTAATTTTTCTAAATTTTTCTTTTGTCTCTTCCGAAAAACAATTTTTTTTACCCTTATTCCAAGGAGTTTTTAGTCTTATAGACCTCATATGTTCTTTACTTTGTTCTCTTAACACTTGATACATTGCTCCATTTTTAACTGCTCTTGAATGACTCATATTCCAAACAGCAAAATACATTTTTCTTTTTTCTGCCCCCGAAGTCATTTTAAATAAGAGTAGATGAAGAACATAATGAACTCTTGGAGAAACTCTAACTAAATTAGTTTCTACATCTTGACCTCCAAGACTTTTTGGGATAATATGATGTTTTTCGGTAAAAATATTTTCACCAAAAACTGAATATTTTTTGATTATTTCATAATACCATTTCGTATATTTTGTATTGGAGAACATTTTATTATGACCGCTATAAATATTTATAAAGAATGTGAGTTTGAGTGTGAGTTCAAATGATTATTTCGGAGCAAGATGCTCAATGGGCTGCTGATGAGTTTATTCAATATTTTTCCCAAATGAGTAATATTGAGGATTATCTTCGTTTTGTGAAAAGGGAAGTTATTAAAAATACTAATACTCTTACTCCTCTTCACGATGAATTTTTTAATGATGATATTCATCCAGAAGATATGGAGTTTGATATTAAATTTATTGGCGATAGATTTCAGCATTCTCTTCCCCAAGAATATTACAATACTCTTTTGCGAGTAGTATCTTCTCATAATAACGAATCTAATATTCCAGGAAGAGAACTTCGTTGGATGGTATTTGAAAAAAATACTAAGAAGGTTTTGGGTTTTATTCGTTTTGGATCTCCTACTATAAATTCTAAACCTAGAAATGAATGGTTAGGTAAAGTGCCAAATCTTTCTATTTTTAATCTTCACGCTGCGATGGGATTTGTAATTGTTCCATCTCAACCCTTTGGATATAATTATCTTGGTGGTAAATTGTTATCTCTTCTTTGCTGCTCTCACTTTGCAAGAGAAACTCTTAATAATGTTTTTGAAAAGGATATTGCTCTTTTTGAAACAACATCTCTTTATGGTTCAACTACTGATGCATCCCAGTATGATGGTCTTAAACCTTTTATTAGATATAAAGGTTTAACTGAGAGTAAGTTTCTTCCACTTCTTCACGATGATATTTTTCATAAACTTCATAATCACTTTACTTATTTGAATAATAATATGCCCTTAACAGACAATAAAGCGTCATCCAAAAAGATGAAGCGACAAACAAAGATGATTTCAATTATTCGCAATTCTCTTCAAGACAAACAAAAACTTAATGAGTTCAATAGTGCAATTGATATTGCATTTAATCTCACTCAGAAAAAAAGATTTTATATTTCTGATTATGGGTATTCAAATGTTCGTGAAGTAATCCTTGGTGAGCAGAATGAACTTCTTCGTGGACCAAACTGGGATAAATATTATTTGGAAAATATTATTTCTTGGTGGAAGAAAAAGGCATCAAAGAGATATGAAAAATTAAAAAAAGAAAACAGATTCAGAACAAAAGTCGAACTCTGGACTGAAGATGATGATATTCAGATTATCCGATGACTTACGAACTTAAAGATTGGTTGAACTCTATCAACTTCACAAAAGAAGATTTGTCCGAGGATATTAAGTCTTATCCTCCTTATATTGTTAATCGTTGTTTGTCTGGACATATTGATTGTGTTCTTTTTGCAAACGAAATGAACATGTATTCTTCCTTGGATAAAGACATGCAATATTCGTTTTATATAAATACTCTGAGGAAACGAAAGAGATTTTCTCCCTGGATCCGTAAAGATGAGGTTAAAGACTTAGAATGTATTAAATCATACTATGGTTATAGTAATGAAAAGGCATCACAAGCACTGAAAATCCTGACAAAAGAACAAATTAACTTTATTAAACAACGACTTGACATTGGAGGATCGAAATGAGCACGGTAGAACCAACTGTAGAATGGTCTCAGGACCAAATGGTAGAAGTAATTCTTAATGAACCTGATGATTTTCTGAAAGTTCGTGAAACTTTGACTCGTATCGGAGTTGCGTCAAGAAAAGAGAAAAAACTCTATCAGTCCTGCCATATTCTTCATAAGCAAGGTAGATACTTTATTGTTCACTTTAAGGAACTGTTTGCTCTGGATGGCAAACACGCTAATTTAACTGTGAATGATGTGCAGCGTCGTAATCGTATTGCCCGTCTTCTTGCTGACTGGGGACTGATTACAGTGGTTAAAGAGGAATCTGTTGCGGACATCGCACCTCTCAATCAAATCAAAGTTCTTGCCTACAAAGACAAAGGCGATTGGATTTTGGATCAGAAGTATAATATTGGTAAAAAGGGAAAACCGGTAGAAACCGAATGAAAAAATACGGGGTTCAACACCCCGTTTTTTTATAATATTGTATTTTATAAATATCTAAAAAGTATTAGTAAAATGGACGCACAAGAATTTCGTAGTCTTCAAGAAGCATATATGGAAGTTGTTATGAATGAGTTAGATGAAGGATATAAAAATCTAGATTTAGGTAAAAAACTTAGAATGA